GCCGACAATACAACACTTGCACTTCAACTATTTCCAACACCGGTAGTCGATGGTAACAACAACCCAACTGGCGCAATTACTGTGGGCAGTGGGGGAATTATGAATGTGTACAACAGTACTAACCCTAATGGAGCGGCACAACTTACGTTACCTGCGGTCTTGTCTACAACGCCAGATGATAATACTGATCCTAACCAGCAAAACAATCTGGGGGCTACGATTACTCTTTATATGCCCTTTGACCTAGCTAACAACCTAGTTATCAAGCCTACAGGTGCAGACATTTTCACTGGGTTTGCTATGGGTGTGGATGCAGCGGGTCTTACTACTACGTTTATTAGTGGAGTAGGGGATACTACCTTTACTTGGAACGGTGGCACTACTGGTGGTGACATAGACAGTAAGGTTACCTTTACTGCTATAACTGCTGGCGTGTGGTTTGTAGAAGCTGTTTGTATAGGTGCTGCTGGCGGCGCTGCTGCGACTCCATTTAGTGCTTAACACTAACTATAAGGAGTAATGTATGGCTGATGCACTTACGAGCCAAGTAATACAGGACGGTGGGCGTACTGCTGTCCTGAAATATACAAATATCAGTGACGGGTCAGGGCAAGCTGCTGCTGTATTAGTAGATGCTTCTGGATTGTCTGCTGACCCTGTGACTAGGCAAGCCTGTACTGGCGTAACCTTGCAGACTATTACCTTTTCCAATATTGGCATGGGCGTAGAGCTGTTATGGGACGCAACCACCAATGTACCTCTACTTAACCTGCCACAAGACTGGGAAGACACTATAGACTTTTCAGCTTTTGGTATTCCGAATAATGCGGCTGCAGGAAAGACAGGAGATATTCTTGTTACTACTGTAGGGGCTACAGCAGGGGATACTTATTTGCTTGTTTTAACTTTAACCAAGTCTTATGCCAGCGTCTAAAAAAGATTCTAGGTTAGCTAGAATAGGGGTATCCGGTTATAACAAGCCTAAACGTACCCCTAAACACCCAACAAAAAGTCATGTAGTTGTGGCTAAATGCGCGGATGGGTCTATTAAAACTATACGTTTTGGTGAGCAAGGTGCAAGTACAGCAGGTAAACCCAAAGCGGGCGAGTCAGCTAAAATGAAAGCAAAGCGAAAATCATTTAAAGCTAGGCATGGCAAGAACATAGCGAAAGGTAGATGTTCTGCCGCTTACTGGGCTGACAAGGTGAAGTGGTAATGCCTAGCAAAAGCGCCAAGCAAGCAAAGTTAATGGCAGCAGTGGCCAATAACCCTAAGTTTGCCAAGAAGGTTGGTATTCCTACCTCCGTAGGACAAGAATTTGCAAACGCAGATAAGAGGAATAAAGATATGCCTAGTTATTTCAATAGCAGCAAAGCTAAACCTGGGAAGGTTGTAAAGAAGTATGCACGGGGGCGTGATGTACGCGCCCACGACAAGAAAGAGTTACGTGACCTCCACGATGAGGACTTCCGCATTCGTAATAAAACCGGTTCCGATACAGAGGCCGAACGGGGGCGTATAGATAGGGAACGTAGCTATTTGGAGCGCCAAGAAGGTAGTTATAATGTAGGTGGTAACGTTCAAACCGCCCATGATCGCAGTGACGAAAGCCTTGGTTCTACAAAGCCTCGTGGTTGGGGGAAAGCCCAACGTGGGTGGGCAGGTGAGTACGATTCAACAACTAGACAACGCTAACTTTTAATTTATCAGGAGAAATACTATGTCAACTGGACTATGGGGTATACCCACAGCAGCAGAAGCAGCGGCAGCGGCAGCGGCAGCTAAGAAAAAAGCAGCAGCTAAGAAAAAAGCAGCTAAGTAATGATGCCATGTAGAGGCATGGGGAAGATAAACTCCAAGAAGATGCCCACTGCGCTCAAGAAAGGCGGCTGGATTCAAGATGCCATTAAAAAACCCGGTGCACTTAAACGTGAGCTGGGGGTGAAAGCAGGGGATAAAATCCCAGCTAAGAAGCTAACTGCGGCAGCAAAAGCTCCGGGTAAACTGGGGCAACGCGCACGCCTAGCTAAAACCTTGAGAGGCATGGCTTAATGGCAACTACCAACACAGCTACGTTTACAATGGACTTCACAGAAATTGCTGAAGAAGCATTTGAACGTGCTGGGCGTGAGTTGCACTCAGGTTATGACCTTAAAACTGCTAGGCGGTCAATGAATTTATTAACTATTGAGTGGGCTAATCGTGGCATTAATATGTGGACTATTGACGAGGGGTTTATAAACCTTGTTCAAGGTACAGCTACTTATGATTTACCCGCCGCTACCATTGATTTGATTGAACAAGTTATAAGGACGGATGCAGGTAGTGCTACTTTGCAGTCTGACCTTAATCTCTCTCGGATTAGTGTTTCTACTTACTCTTCAGTGCCTAATAAACTTACTCAAGGTCGCCCTATTCAAGTATGGGTAGATCGGCTTAGAGATAATCCAACTGTAACCCTGTGGCCTGTACCTGACCAAGGTACTGCCCTTGCTCCGTATTACATACTCAGATACTGGAGATTGCGGCGAATACAAGACGCGGGAGCTGGAGTAGAAACTCCTGATATGAACTTTAGGTTTTTCCCTGCACTTGTAGCTGGGCTGGCTTATTACATTGCCACCAAAATCCCAGAGTTAATGCCACGTATAGAGATGCTTAAAGGACAGTATGACGAACAATATGCTTTGGCAGCGGGGGAAGATAGAGAGAAGGCTTCTATTAGCTTAATACCTCGTATTTATGGGATGGGGTAGCGATGAGCGAACGGTACGCATCGGGGCGTAATGCCATTGCGGAATGCGATGTATGCGGGTTTCAGTACAGGTTACGTGAGCTACAGCCCTTAGTAGTAAAAGCAGTTATTACGGGGATAAAGGCTTGTCCAGAGTGTTGGAACCCTGATCAACCACAGTTAATGTTGGGTGTGTTCCCCGTATCAGACCCGCAAGCAATACGTAATCCACGACCTGACTTTACGGGGTATCCCCAGAGTCGGGCACATATTGAACCGGTAGACCCGCTTGTTGCTTTTGGGCATATTGGGGTGGTTACCATAGTAATTACTTAGGAGACTAAGATGGAAAAGAAAATAAAAGTTAAGAAGTGGCCCGGAATTAAAAAGTATAACCCCGGCACTACGGTTAATTCACCAGAGCAATCTTCTGGCACTGTTAAAACCAGTGGCATAAAGATACGTGGAGTAGGTGCTGCTACTAAGGGAATTATAGCCCGTGGGCCAATGGCGTAAGGGGCAGTAAGTGAATTACGCTGAGCTTACCACTAACATACAAGACATCTGTGAACAGACGTTTACGGCAGATCAGCTGGCTATGTTTACTCAACAAGCGGAACAGCTTATCTACAGCGTGGTGGATTTGCCCGCTATGCGGATCAACCAAACTGGTGCTACCACCATTAACAATAAGTACCTGACGATGCCGTCTAACATGCTGTACGTGTATTCTGTTGCTGTGGTGGATGCGCTCAGTCAGTACCACTACCTGATCAATAAAGATGTGAGTTTTATACGAGAAGCCTACCCAATAGCAGCTGATACCGCATTACCCGTACACTACGGTATTTTTGCCGATGGTACGTTCATACTAGGCCCAACTCCTGATGCGGCTTATGTTGCGGAAATTCATTTTGCCAAGTACCCAACTTCTATAGTGACGGCTGGCACTACCTGGCTAGGTACTGAGTTTGATTCCGCATTACTCAATGGTGCTTTGGTGGAAGCTATACGTTTCCAAAAAGGGGAGCCAGATATGGTAGCCCTGTACGACCAAAAGTATGCACAATCTATGGCTTTGTTGAGGAACTTAGGCGCAGGTAGGTTAGAAACAGACACATACCGCAGTGGTGTGGTACGAGTCCCTCCAAATTAAAGGACAAATTATGTTAAGCACAGCAGGTGGAATGGAAGTAGGCATAGTAAAAGTAGCCACTGTGTCGGGGCGGGGTTTTACCCCCGAAGAAATAGCGGAACAAGCGCTAGATAGAATTATCTCTATAGGTAATAACTCACACCCTGTTATACAGGCCCAAGCAGAAGCATTTAGGACAGAGATTGGGGGTGTATTACTTGCGTATTTAAAACAAGCTGTGGCTTCACATAACACCACATTAACCAACCGTTTTCGGGATGCAGGGCATCCAGAATTAGTTAAATTATTAGAGGTATAAAATGGCTATTACAATCACAACGGCAATGCCCACATCGTTCAAGGTAGAACTTCTGAAAGGTTTGCATAATTTCACTGCGGGAAGTACTCGGTTCAAGATGGCGCTTTTTACAGCTGTCGCTTCAGGAAGCGGGACGTATGGCGCTGCAACCACTAACTATTCTGAGATGGGTGCAGATGAGGTTGCTACTGCTACGGGATACACCAGACCGGGCCAGTTTCTCACGTCTGTTACACCCACCGCTGATGGAACTACAGCTATCCTAGATTTCAGCGACGAAACGTGGACGTCGTCTAGTTTTACCACTTGCGGTGCTTTGATCTACGATACTTCGGACTCTGATTCAGCTTGTGCTGTGTTGAGCTTTGGAGGGGATCAGACCGTAAGCACTGGTGATTTTACTATTCAGTTCCCCGCTGCGGCAGCAGCTACGGCGATTATTCGTATAGCCTAGTAGGAGTTTGCGGTGAGCGGATGGGGTCAACGGCCTTGGGGTTTTAACCGATGGGGTGGTGCACCTGCCACTACAGTGTATCTCGGTGCTGTCTGGGGTGCTCGCGGGTGGGGGGAAGAAGCATGGGGTGCTAACGGCATCTCAACAGTTGGGACCGGCGCTATTGGGTCGGTTGTTGTAAGTCACAGCAGTATAGCTTACCCAACGGGAGTAGCAGGAACAGGTGCAGTAGGTACTGTTGTAACAAGTTACAGCAGTATAGCTTACCCAACGGGGGTAGAAGGTACAGGGGCAATAGGAACTCTATCAATAGTACCCACTTTTGCTATTACTGGTGTACAAGGCGTAGGACAAATAAACGGTGTTAGTACTAACACCAGCGATTCAATTGTACCAAATGGAGTAGTAGGAACAGGCGCAGTAGGCACAGTTACTTTTAGTATTGGTACAGTAGTTAGTGTTACCGGAGTAGTAGGAACAGGAGCAATAGGGACAGTAACGCCAGCCTACGACTGGATTGTTTACCCCACAGGAGTGGCGGGAACTGGAGCTGTACAAGCGGTAACCCCTACGGTTATATTTGCGGTAGCTGGAGTAGCAGGAACAGGTGCAGTAGGCACGGTAAC